TGCCGTGGGTGGCACCCGCTCAAGGAGGTTCCACGGGCGCCCATCGAGGCGTGGATCGTCTGCGCGAGCTGGTCGGAGTCGCTGGCGGTGCAGAAGAAGCTCTGGTCGCTACTGCCTCGCGGCGAGATCGACCCGGACACCTGGACCGACACCACGACGGCAAGCCGCTTCGACGAGAAGAACGGCTTCGGCGCGAAGAACCCCACGATCGTCTTCCGCAACGGGTCGGTGATCCACATCAAGACGGCGGGGCAGCACGGCCTGAACCTCGCGAGCGCCACGATTCACTTCGTGCTCATCGACGAGCCGCTGGCGAAGCCGAGCCTCTACGGCGAGATCGAGCGCCGGCTCACCCGCACCGGCGGCACGCTCTGGCACACCCTGACGCCGGTAAACGCGGACTGCGCGTGGCTGAAGGAGCACGCAGAGGCCGGCAAGATCCTCGACATGCGATTCAAGCTGACGCCGGAGAACCTGATCCCGATTGGGCAGACCGAGCCGATGCGGACGAAGTCGGGCCGGCGCATGGATGCGGCGTGGATCGCGGAGCAGCGCGCGTCCGTGCTCAGCTACGAGGAGGGCGTGCGCCTGGATGGGGACTGGGAGCCGCGCGCCGTCGGACGGGTGTATGAGAACTTCGACCCCCAGAAGCACCTGATTCCGAGCCTCGCGACGTCGCCGGTGCGCCCCACCGGGGAGGTTCACCTCTGCCTCGGGCTGGACTACGGCGAGGAGTCGCTGCGGACGGTGGCGGTGCTGTGCGCGGTCGACACCAGCCCGAACCTTCGGATCTGGATCCTCGGCGAGTACGTACCCGAGCAGGCCACGACGGAGGACATGGACGCGCGGGCGATCATCGGCATGTTGGCCGCCGCCGGCCTGGAGTGGGCCGACCTCGACTTTGCCCACGGTGACAAGCGGTATACCGACGCGCGCGGCCGGGTCACCAAGAAGAGCAACGCCACCATGCTCGCGGCCATTGAGCGCGAGCTCAAGATGTCGCGCGGGTTGCGGCCGAAGCTGCTCGGGGCGAAGCGCGGCGCTGGGGCGGGCCGGGGCGCGGTGTGGCGCGGGGTTCGGGCGATCAACGAGACGATGATCCGGCAGAGCCACTTTTACATGGATTCCCGCTGTCAGTGGGGGCAGGTCTGCATGGACAAGTGGATGGGCGGCGACTCCGAGGTCTACAAGGACTGGCACGACGCGCTCAGGTACGCGCTCAAGCCGTTCATCATCGACCGCCGCGGGCCCGGAAGGCAGCGGCAGGCCGTGACCATTCGCATCGGGTGAGGGTAGAACGGGCCATGTCTGAGTCCCTATTCATCGACTCGCAGATCGCGCCGCCGCTGCCGAGCAGCACGCGCGAGATCCAGCGGGTCAACCATTCCCGCCTACGCCGCCGGATCCTCTACGGATACCATGAGGCCGACGTGATGGGCCGCGTCAAGGATGCGGTGGGAGTCACGCGGCAGCAGAAGTGGGGCGTGCCCGATCTGACCAGCAACCCGCTGGTCAGCACTTACAGCCAGTTGGCGGGGCTGCACAAGCGGATGCCTCTGGTGACGCCGCCGGACATGGGCGGGAACGACGTGCTGGCGGCGGTGACGGAGGCGGGCCTCTGGTCGCTGATGCCGCGCCTCGGGCGTGACACGCTGGCGATGCGGGAGGGCCTGCTCCGGGTGGATGTCCGCCAGGGCGCGGACGGCGCGCCAGGCACGCCGCACTTCCGGCCGGTGTTCGCCGACCTCGTCGAGGTGGAAACGGATCCGTGGGTGCCGGACCAGCCGGTGAGGGTCATGGAGTGGATCCCTGACCCCGACGACAGGGCGAAGTGGGTCCAGATCATCACCGACGTGCGGAGCCTGGAGTACCGCGCGGTGGATCAGCAGGGCGTGGATGTCTCCGGGCGCGTGCTCGGCGGTGACATGTCGGGCGAGTCGTACCCGTTCATGGGCCGGACCACGGCCCGCCCTCGGATGCCATACATCGGCTACCACGCCGCGCAAACTGGCGACTTCTGGGACCCGTTCACCGGCCGCGAGGTGGTGGAGGGCGTGCTCCAGGTCTGCGTGCTTTACACCTTCTACCAGCATGTCGTGCGAAACGCGGCGTGGATGCAGCGCTACATCTTCGGCGCGCAGCCGCAGGGGCTCGCCGAGTCAGCCGACGGCGCGCGCAGCCACGAGATCGTGACCGACCCGGCCACCGCGCTGCTCCTCGAGCCGCTGGAGGGCATGGAGGGCGGGCAGCCCCTGATCGGCCAGTTCGGGCAACCGATCGACGCGGAGAAGCTGCTCAACTCCATCATCCTCTACGAGCGCCGGATCATCGCGAACGCGGCGGGCGCGCCCGACGTGACGCGGGCCGAGGCCGACGTGCGGAGCGGCTACAGCCTCGCGGTCAGCCACGCGGCGCAGCGAGAGGCACAGCGGGTGTTTGAGCCGATGTTCCGCCGCTCGGACCTGCTGACGCTGTCGACCACGGCGGACCTGATGGGTGCCACTGTGGACGGATGGCGGATCGGGTACCGGTCGCTGGATCCGTCGCCGCAGGAGCAGGCGGCCGAGGTCGATCGGATCGTGAAGCTCGTCGAGAACGGGCTTATGAGTCGCGCGGTCGCATACCAGCGCCTCAACCCCGAGCTGACCTCGGAGGAGGCGGCGCAGTGGGTGGCGGACAACCCGCTCCCAGCGCTGGCGCGGCCCGCGGTCGGGTAGAACGGGCGAACCCGGAGGACACATGTACGACAATGAAGAGGACCCCGCGGGCGGGGCCGGTGATTCAGTCGCGGGCGGGGACAAGGGCGGCGCGGGCGCGGGTGGCGCAGCTGCACCGGCGGCCGCGCCGGCAGGGTGGAACGCCAACGAGTGGGTCCCGAAGCAGCGCTTTCAGGCCGTCGTCGCTGAAAAGCAGACGCTGTCGGCGAAGCTGACGGAGCTCCAGACGGAGGCGCAGACCTTGGCGGAGCGCGCGGCGACGGCCGACACGCTGGCGGCGCAGATCGCGGCGGCGAACCAGCGCGCCGACGAGGCGGCCGGCAGGTTCCAGCGGTTCACCGAGATCGCGCAGGTTGCGAAGACGACGGACCCGGACGTGATCGAGCTTTTCGATCAGCAGTACGGCAAGCTCCCCGCGAAGGACCGCCCGAAGCGGGCCGACTGGATCGAGGGGCTGAAGGTGGCGATCGCCGACGAAGCGAAGGCGTCGACGGTGCCCAGCGTGCTCGCCCCGTTCCTGGCGAAGATCACGCAGGCGGCGAACCCCACAGGGGCGAACGGCGCAGGCGCCAACGGCCACGCGGCGGCCCGCAACCCGGGCGGCGGCGGCGGCGGCGACGGTGCGCAGGCGGTCGACGCGGCCCTGATGCGCAAGGCTGCCGAGAAGGGCCGCACCACGGGCGATTGGAGCGATTACCAGGCGCTGCGAGCGAAGACGCAGTGGGCGCCGCGCGCAGGGTGAGCCGAGCGCGGTAGAACACAGCACAGGCCCCCACGGCTCGCCTCGTGATCGGCGTAGGGCGGCGAAACCGGCAATGCGACTGGCCTCGTGAACGGCTGCCGGAAGACGCAACCCTACAGCCATCGAGGCAACGACCATGACCCAGGTTCTCCCGTCCAACGTCACCGACCTGTTCGCATCCGAGATGATCGCGCCGGAGTTCCTGCTCCTGCTCGCGGATCGCGACGGCTCCGTCCTGACCCACCCCGCCATGATGCACGCGACCGGCCCCATGGGCTCCAACGTCGTGTGGGTCCGCCACATCGGCCTCGGCGGCTACGACACCCTGAGCTCCACCACGCCGGGCTCCGACATCGCCACCACGGCGATGAGCGACAACAAGACCGCGGTGACCGTCGCGACCCGCGGCAAGCGCTACGAGATGGACGACCTCGCGCAGTTCCTGGTCGGCGGCCTGCTCAACCCGGTGGCCTTCGCGCAGGACGCGGTCATCGCGATCGCCCAGACCGTGATCAGCCTCGCCGCGAACGTCACCGACGGCTTCAGCGCGACGGCCGGCTCCAGCGGCGTGAACGCCACCTGGGCCAACGTGCTCGCGGCCAAGGCGACCCTCGGCGTGGCGAAGGCCAACGGCGAGATGCTGGGTCTGCTCCACCCCGTCCAGTGGGGAGATTTGGAGCTCGACGCGATGAGCCTCGGGATCGGCCCCGCGGTCGCCAACCCGGGGATCGTGAACACCGGCCTCGGCGCCTACAAGGGTCGCCAGTTCGGCATCGACTTTTACGTCTCGAGCGCGGTTCCGACCGCGAACGGTGGCGCAGATCGGGCCGGCGGCATCTGGACCCGGGGCGGCCTGTGCTGGGCGGACGTCGAAGTCGAGCAGGCGCTTGCGGCCGACGCGGACAAGCGGATCTCCCTCGGCCGCGGGGCCGTCGAGTTCGTGCGTCAGGGTCTCCGCCTGGCCAGCTCGGTGGTCGTGTCGCACACCGCGGGCGTTGCCCTCGGCATCGACGACGCGGGCGTGAGCCTCATCACCGACGCCTGATGGATTCCGCCGCTCGCCCGGGGGACCGTGAAACGTCCTCCGGGGCCTCGGGCGGGCGGCACCTCCAGGGTCGTGGGTAGAACGGGCGAGGCCCGGACCCGGGGCCCCGGAGGACATCCAACGTGCCAAAGCATCTCCCCGAAGTCAGCGCGCCGCCGCCCCCATCGCCAACGATGGGCGGCGGCGCTCCTGCGATGGAGCCCATCCGCCAGATGACCGGCGTACAGGGCGAGGCGTATACCGCTCCCTGGGCGACCCGCGACGACGGCCCAGGCCACCCGGCGATCGACCCCTCGCCGCCGTTCGTCCTGATGTTCCACCCACAGCGGTGGGCGATCATGGCGGGCAAGCTGATTCCAGGGCTGGCCAAGCTCCCCTTGGTCGACGGGTCGGCCCGCGTTCACTTCGACCGCGACGGAAATATCCACTTCGCCGACGCGCGCGCCGACCTCGAAAAGCGCGGGTGGCGGGTGGTGCCGGAGCAGTGGGGCCCCGGCGGCTCCTACTGCCGCAAGGTCAAGACCCTTCCGCGCGGCTCCCTGACGCCGCGGGATGCGTTCATCTCGTTTTCGGAGACCGCCTACCCGGGCGACCCGAAGACGCACAGCAACGATCAGGTGTACGCCACATGGGCCGAGTCCCTGGTGACGTCCGGCCGGCTGCCGCGGTGCTCGCCTCACATCGCGGAGCGCCTGCTGGCGCAGGCGCGCACCGAGATGATGGACGTCGCGCAGCGGCAG